TTTTCCAAACGTATTCGCTTACCCCTGCGCCGACCTGCCTAAGCTGTGAAAAATTACTATTAAGCTTTGCTATTTGATCTCTAGCTATTAGTTTTGCCCTGTTTTTCACGATGTCATATCTTGCTTGTATCTGCTTTGTAATATCTTCTGGTCTCAAACCTTGCTGAAAACCACGCGTAACAACACCTTTAACATCCTCAAGCCCCTGATTTTTTATAGATTTTATTAGCGATGTATTTTGAACAACAAAATTGCCAAGTTCTTGCTCAAGCCAAGGCTCAGTTGTAAACACGTCAACACCTAAAACTGACTTAGCAACTTTTTTAAATTGTTTTTTATTAAAGTTATTTACATTATTAGCCGTATCCAATAAAAAAGCTTGCTGTGCATCTGGATTTATTTGTTTGTCAATGCTCGCTTGCGTGCTATTAAAAATTGTTTTCAAGTCATCAATATATGTGTCATTTATCGGTCTTTTAAAGCTTAAGTCTTCATATAAAAAATTCAGCTTTGGGATTATTAAGCTATTAATTATATCTTCAAATTGCTTAACAACGTACACATTTAAAAATTTATAGTATTTAGCTGCTAATAGTTTTGGATGCAGCCACTTAGACGCTCTCCTAAGCTTGTGGCGGTGTATTCCCGCCATTTTGCGCAATTGGATTATCTGCTGCGTTACTGGGTGATTGTTCGCCATTGTTTAACTCCTGCGGTATTTGCGGTGGTAATGGTTCATCGTCTTCCTCTAAGTCTTCATCCATGCTTTTTGTTATGTCTTTATCAAGCGAAGTCTCAAAGCTGTAATCATCACCGCCAAACCTGCTTGTTCTAACTTCAGTTGGGTCGGTGATGCCGTTAGCTATATTAATTTGGTCTGTCTGCGCCTGCTTAAAGCGATTATCGATAAGCTGCTCCTGCGTAGGCTGCCAAAGAGGATTAAATTTTATTTCCCATTTTTTATTTTCTAAGGCATTTATATTAGCAGGCATTTCTTTTGCTAAAATTATGTACCTTATCAATTTTCTAAGTACAGGCTCTAGTACGTCAACTTGATCAGATTTTAGTTGGTCATACCATCCGCGAACGTCCGCCTCACCCGTCGCGTTCAGCCCGCTTGGACTGTCGTTCATCAAAACAATTCTAGGTATTTCGGCAGCAGCGCAAAAATCAAGTATAAATCTGTCGATTATATCTACTATTCCAGTTGTGTTAGTTGTTTCTTTTGAAAAGTTCTCGTCATTGTCCTTAATTAAAGCGTTTAATGTAGATCGGCATTGGTTTGATGTTCTGATTCTGTTTATTAATGCCGCCTCGCCTTCTTTACTGCTTAAAATTTCTGCTAGATTATCAACGCTGTAAACCGAGGTTACAAAATCGTGAAGTATTTCGTTTGTGTACTCCATCGCTGAATCATATCTACGCAACGATTTAAAAACTTTGTTGTAAATACTGCTGCCCCAGCCTTGATTTGCTATTTCGTCTTGTCGCGTTAACTTAATGCCGTCCATCCTTAAAATCCTGCTTTCATGAACCAAAAAAGTCATTTTGTCGGCTGATCGCTGGTTTGGTATAAAGCTACCTTCTATCTTGTAAATTTTAGGCGTTCCGAATTTTGGGCTATTTATGTCGGTATAGTACTGCTGACTTTCAATTGTAATATACTTTCTGTCGAAAACATGTAGGTAATCAACGCTTTGTATAAAATTTTCATTGACAGGCGATTGCAATTGTCTACCATCTTTAATGCCTATAAGTATGACAGCACCGCCAAAAACCCGCGCCCATTTTACCAGCTCCTCTATTCTATCTTTAGCTTCTAAGTAGTTTAGCTTGTCTAAAATTAAATCTTTGTGATCAGGTGATATCCTGAACCATTCGCGAGTCATCCCCTTAGAGTATTTATCAACAATTCTAGCACCAACGCCGCCAGCGCTATAGATTGATGCGCCAGTTTCGTAATCTATGAAATTATTACCAGCTACCCATCTTGTGTTTTCATTCTTACTGCCGCCAACGCCTAAGCCAGTTAAAAAATTTTGCCATCCGTCAACTAAAAATTTTGGTATCATTGTTCCAACATTAATCTTTACCTAAATTTATATAATATTCTTTAGATTTCTTTTTGTCTAGTAAGAGATGAGAAAAAGCCCACACAAGCGCATCTAATCTATTTGGCGATACTGTGCTAGTTGATGCATCCCATGTTATTAATTCATCTTCCAAAAGTGTAAATTTTTTTTTATCGCCTACGTGATGACATTTACCTTGCTCGTAAAGCAAACTTATTGGCTCAGCTCTTGCGCGCTTACCGCTTGAAGCCCACACAAGCTCGACCTTGATATTTGGGTCAATTTCTCTTATTACCTGCTGTATCATCTCGCCGCCTTGGTTGCTTTCTGCAATAATTAAATTGCATTTATATTTGTGATAAGCATTCACCGCAATTGTAGCCCATTCCTTCGGTGTACCCCTAATGGATAAATCAGCTAATAAATATCCATGACTTGATAAATCTTTACCGCACACTACAATCCCTGTTTCGTCCGATGTCTCTTTAGATGTAGTCGCAGGATCAATGGCTACAACTTTTTTATATATCGAAAAAGGTGCTTCTTCAAAGCGTGTATTATCTATCCATGACAAACGCCACAATGCGCCATCTATGTCCTCCAGCAATTCAGCGTAAATTTCTTGTCTGCCTTTTTTTGTTCCTTCAAACTGTCCTAAAACATCTTCTACAAAAATATCTGATAAATTATCACTATTCTCATAGCTAGAACCAGTTGTCTTTATAACAGAATCTTTTTTATACAATTCCCTCACTAAGCTTACGGGACGCGGCGTAGTTGCTGCTATTATTCTAACATCGCCTTTTATTCTTATACCGAAAAGCAGGTTGTCCCATAGCTCCCTTGTTCGCCATGTCGCTATCTCATCTGCTATGATTAAATCGTGTTCTGGACCGCGCGCTTTTTCTGGGTTTTCTGACGAATACAAAAAACCTTCCGCTCCGTTATGAAAAATTATTTTACCTTTCGATGGTAAATATTTTGGTTTCTGCCAAGGCGGGTAGATGTTTAAAAATCCTGACCTACCCTGTATTAAAACGTCTCTAACATCCGCCGGCGTTCTCCCTGCTATCGCAATATTTTTAGCTTTTCCGTTATCTATCAAAATCCTTGCGCTTTCTGTTACTGTTCTTGTTTTGCCAAAGCCTCGTCCTGCCATTAGTAGCCACCAAATAAATTTTTCAGGCATTATTTGCTTTTTTCTAGCATGACTTAGCCAGTCGTATTTGTAAGCCTCCGCCTCCTGCATCTTTCTTTTTCTTATCTCAAGCTCTGCAGCAGCTTTCAGTTGTAAGTTACTTTTAAACGAAATCATTAATTATTACTATTCGATAATTAGCATTATATAAATCAAATCTCTACATTAAAATCATTACTAGAAAACCCCAGCAAATCTTCATGCATATTATTATTAAAGACTATATCATCAGTTTTTTTGTATTCACTGGCTGATAACCTTCTTTCCAAACTTTTTGCCTGCTTCCAAATTGTATCGAAAATATTTTGATGAAAGTCTGCCATTTCTTTGCCTTCCGTTATCTCAAAATTTTCAAAGCGTTTATTTTGATTCAAGTTCATCGATGTTCTAATTGTGAAATTCCATTTTTCGTTTCTTATTAAAAACATTTTTGCGTGTAAATTAGTGCATTTAACAGAATTAGGAAATAGTCTTAAAATCTCTTGACAATATGCAGGCTGCCTAGTCGGAAAACTAAAATCAATTAAAAATTTAATACTGTTTATTTTGTCGTTCTCTAAAAATCGTTTAGCGTAAGTCAAGTCAGCTATACCTGCTGACCATGTCATTACTTTCAAATCAGCCTTACCAGCAATCCTCAAAATATTTTCAATGATATTTATGATCGAAAACTGCCCACTGGTAAAAGCATATAAATTATCTCCATGCTTTAAATCTCCGATAACCGTATCGCAACTTTGCTGATCTGTAGCTATCTTTAAAAATCTTTTGTTAATTCTTTTCTTAAAAGCTAAGGCTTGTTTAGAAATATCCATTATTTTTTCACAATCTCCTCTAATTCTTCTGTACTCATTTTTTTAAGCTCTTCAACTGTCACATTTACGTCCAAGTCGCCAAAAAGTTTCTGTGCTAGCTTACCGTCAATGCGGTCGTATATCAAGCTTATAGCCTGCACGCTAGCCTTACTTGTGATTGCATTTCTAATTAAAGCCAGATTTATTAATTTCGACACTTCTAAGCTTTCTTGTTTACCAGAAATTGGGTTTTTAGTAGTTATTTTTTTATCAAGCAAGTTTCTCAAAATTGTAGTGAGAGACTTACTCCCTTTTGGTCGTCCGCCTTTTATTTTTTGTGTTACACCCTTCACAAAAGGCGTTAAATTCTCAGGAGTGCCGCCTTTTCTAGACATATGCTTTCACCATTTACCATTTTATACTTATTCACTTTTAACTCACTTTTAAGTCGCTTTCTTTATAATTCAAAACTTTAAAAGTAAACTATAAAAGTAAACTATAACATAATTATGTTTAATTATACAATCTTTTTAGCTTTTTTATATAAATCATCAACAATATTTTTTATTTTTCTCTCTTCTGTTTTCTTTTCTTTATCGCAAAAATCAATAAAATGTTTCTGTCTATTATATAAATTATCGTAATTATTGTTTTTTATTTTATGCATCAATTGCTTATGTGAATTTACTATAAAAAAATCATCGATAATTAATTTAGATTTTTTTAATGTTTCTGCACAACTAATGTCAAAAAAAAGAACAACATTACACATGACGCATTCATAAAATCTATTAGCTAAGCAGTTATAATTATCGTGAGTAAAGTCATCCTCGATATATATTGAATATCGAAACAATTTTAAAGTTTCAATATTTTTTCTCCAGCTTAATTTATTAATAAAAATAGGATCGCATTTTATGTTAATAAACTTTTTCATGTTTTTTTTAGATGTACTCAAATAAACATTTTTTTGTAAGTATTTTTTAAAATATTGTTTTCTGTTAACTCTATAAGTCCCAAAATACAAACAATCATATTTTTTTTTGCAATTTATAGTTTTATCTTTATTGTTTGAATAAATTAGAACATTTAAATTTAAGAAAAACTGATCAATGATATTATTATTATTTATTGTTGTTACATAATTTTTTATTAAATAAAAAGGATAGAAGCCTCTTATCATCAGAGGATTATTATATTCGTTAGAAATAATTATTTTTAATGCTTTTTTATTTAAATTTAATAATTTATTAATATTATCAAAAGGAGCGTAATGTGATGCATACGCTAATATAAATATATCATAACTTCTATATTTCATAGCGAAAATCAAATCTTGATCGCAGCATAACAAATCAGCGTCTAACAAAAATGACAATCTTTTAGAATTTCTATAATGTGCATCAATTTTATTTTCCAAAGATGATGTTTTTTTTTCGTTATAACATTCAATTATTGCTATTTTCACGCATTCTCCATTTGTTTATTTTTCTTATAAAAAAATCAAATTTTATTTTCTTTATTTGATTTTTTATCTCTAATATTGTATATAAATTCAACAGCTGATTATGATCAGCGCATACAATTGTTAGTCTTTCTTCTGTTAATATTTCATTCGTATCAATAATAGATACTTCATCATCACTTAAGCCAAATGCTAATTCACTATCAAGAAAATCAATCTCTTTTAAAAAATCAACAGAAAAATCATTTATTAGTATTTCATAATCCCATTCTGAAAATTCTGATGTTTTATTATCTATCAATCTGAAAGCTTTTATTTGCTCATCTGTTAAATCATCGGCTTTAATCGTTGGAATTTCTTTAATATTAAGCTCTTTTGCTGCAAGCATTCTAGTGTGACCGCAGACAACAACATTGTTTTTATCGACAATAACAGGATTTTTAAAGCCAAATTCAACTATTGATTTTGCTACTACTTCAATCGCTTTAGCGTTGATTTTCCTGGGGTTTTTAGCGTACGGCTTTATCTCATCTATGTTTATATATTTTATCTGCATAAGCAATTATAGCTTAAAATATAAAAAAGTAAATCAAAAAAAATATAAATATTTTTAAATAAAAGTTAAAAAAAGCTTGACATTATAAAACTTTATTATTATAATAGTATTAGAAATTAGCAATAACGCTAACAAAAAAAGGAGAGAATAAAATGAATAAATGCATTGAAATAAATAAATATATTGAAATGACTGAAAAAGAATTAAAAGAATTTGCAGATAAAGATCATAAAGCTGCTTTGAAATATGCAGCAAAATATTTATCGCAGAAATCACTTAAAGAATGCGCTAAAAAAGAATCGTATTTTGCTTTAACATATGCACTAGAATTTTTATCTGCAGAAACTATTAAAGAATGTGCAGATAAAGAGCCGGAAACTGCTTTAATGTACGCAGCTGAATTTTTATCTAAGAAATCTATTAAAGATTTTGCAGATAAGTATTCAGAGACCGCATTAGAAGCCGCACATGAATTTTTATCTAAGAAATCTATTAAAGAATGCGCAGAAAGAGAGCCTCGTGTTGCTTTGATGTTCGCATATGAGCGTTTATCTAAGAAATCTATTAAAGAATGTGCAGAGAAAGAGCCTTGGGTTGCTTTACGATATGCAGCAAAATATTTGTCTAAGAAATCTCTTAAAGAATTGGCGGAGAAAGAGCCAATCGCTGCTTTGAGGTTCGCAGTTAAATATTTGTCTAAGAAATCTCTTAAAGAATTGGCGGAGAAAGAGCCTGAAACTGCTTTAATGTACGCATCTGATTTTTTATCTAAAGAAACTATTGAAAAATGCGCAGAGAAAGAGCCGAAAACTGCTTTGAGGTATGCAGCAAAATATTTGTCTAAGAAATCTCTTAAAGAATTGGCGGAGAAAGAGCCGGAAACTGCTTTAATGTACACAGCTAAACGTTTATCTAGAAAAACGCTTAAAGAATTGGCGGAGAAAGAGCCTGAAACTGCTTTAATGTACGCATCTGATTTTTTATCTAAAGAAACTATTGAAAAATGCGCTGAAAAAAAATGAGAAATACAAAAAATTGTATAAACTTTTTATAAAACTAAAAAAAAGGAGAGAGTAAAATGAATAAAGAAAATGGTTTTTTAATACTATCACACAAAAAATACAGTGAGAAACTAGCAACAACTATAAGATTGAAAAAGTGCATGATGATCAACTTTAATCTAAAACATCGGTATATGCCATCGTCAACGATTGAATCAAATAATTTCAAAAGAATTTACAATAAAAAAACAGCAGAAATAAGATGCTACAAAGCCATTATCAAGTTAATTTCAAGACATATCTAACAACATTAAATAAACAAAAAAGCCAAGACGTTAAAATCTTGGCTTTTTTGTACTTGCAATTACGAACAATAATTGCATTGCTAAATTAGCTAAACCACTTTTGTTTCTATTAGCATTCACAAATTCACTCCTTATTTCCATAAGTTAACAATACAATTATTTACTGATTTAACCCCAAAATAAATTATCCGATTTTTTGTCGCGCTAAGTCGTTGATTTTATTGAATATTTTTCTAACAAAGAAAAAAATCGGATAAAATCGGATCAAATCGGATTTACCAAAAAAGCTATTTCTCTTTATAATTCAATGACTTACATAAAAAATCGGATAATCGGACGTTTTTGCAAAAAAAGCTGTCGTATATACTAATATAATATAATATAAAAAAAAAGAAAAATAGACTTTTAGTGTTTAATCTTTATCCGATTTGTCCGATTTTTTTATTTTCGCTATTTTTTACTAAAAAACGTCCGAATGTCCGATTTCTATCGATGGGACTTAGAACCTATCGACTTAAAAAAATCGGATTCACTGCCGAAAAAGTCCGATTGTCGGATTTTTACCATGGTTTTTTTTGCCTAAAAAGTTAGATTTTTCTTGATTAAAAAATAAACTATTATTTAAAAAAAGCAAAACTTTTCAGATTTTCTATTTTCATCACATAATAAAAATATTTACATTTTAAGTATTTTCCTTTATCATAACAGCCATGAAAAAAATAAATTCAAAGCTAAAAGGGAAAATTGGCGAGCTTGAGTGGGTAAACTTTTGCAAATTTCACGGTCTTAAAAATAGGAGGACAGCACAATTTTGCGGAAAATCAGGTGATG